CGGTAAAGTTCAGCGTTGACGATGAGCGAAAGATTATAGGAGGACCCGCACTTATTCCTGATCAACCTATTTATCGTAAGCAAATGATTAATGGCGTAGAAGAAGAATTTGAAATAGTTTTTCCGACTGAATTAATGGAAAAAATATTGGTTCATTTCATGAGGTTCACGAGTAAAGACGCTGTTGGAGAAATGCATGTTAGTAATGAGCCGGTTGGAGATGTTTGTGTAATGATGTGTTTTATGGCCGATAAACAATTAGGCGTACAACATCTAAAAGGATTTGAGCATAATCCTGATAAAACAATCTATTTTTTAGGTAAAGTTGAGAACGATGTCATACGCGCTAAAATAAAAGCTGGTGAACTTACCGGATGGAGCATTGAGGGTTTATTTTCTTTTATTGACGAAGCACAATATGAGCAAAACCTTTCCTACGTAATTGACAGAATTCTAAACGGTTAAACCCTTAATCGGGGTGGATTAGCGATATAGCCTGTTATCTGGTTGTATGGCTAATACCGGACTACAAGTACAAGATAAAGTAACACAGCTTTTTAAAATTAAAGCTGCTGTAATTAAAGCCGCTGAAATCGATAAAACACTTTTAGCTGCTGTAATTGTTCACTTAGGCGAAGTTGCTACAGACAAAGGCGAACGCATTTTGTTTGATGGTGACGCCCTCGCTGAAAACGTTCCAGTATTTACAGTTGTTGATAGCCAACCAGATCCGGTGCCAGTGCCCGATGGAACGTATACACTCGAGACAGGCGAAGTAATTGAAGTAATGTCTGGTGTATGTGTAAAAATAACGCCAGCAGCTGCAGCAGAACCACCTGTAGCACCTGGTGCAACCGCACAAACAACAACTCCTGCAGCACCCACAAATCCAAAACAGACTATTGAGCGACATGAAATTGAAAGCTATTTCAAAGAGGCTATTAAGCCATTGAACGCAGAAATCGAAACGCTTAAAACAGAAAATACAAAACTGAAAGAGGCCAATACAAAGCTCGAACAGGATGTAGTTAAGATGGGTGAACAAGCTAGCGCGTTACCAGCGGCAACTACGCTTGAACTATCAGAAACAAAACAAAAAACGCTATCGCTTACCGATAGCCTGGCACTAATCCGAAAAAACGCTTACAAATAAAAAAATTAAGATATGGCTTCTGCATTCGTAGTATCATCATTAGACAATTACAGGGATCAAAGCTCCCTTGATTTATTGGTAGCGGCAACACTCTCAACTAAAACAGTTGCGATGTGCCGCAAAATACCAAAAGTAAAAAGTTCATTTGACTTACATCTTTTGGCATCTGCTCCAGCCAATCAGGTTGGTGGTACTTGTGCATTTAATGCATCTGGAACTTCAACGTTTACCGCTCGTACGCTTACGACATCACCAGTAAAATGGGAGATGGAATTTTGCTTAACTGCACTTGAGGCAAAGTATACACAAATGATGCTTGACCAAGGTCAGAATTACCAGGACAAAGAAGTGCCTGCGGTAATTATCGCAAACATTTTTGAGGAGATAAAGGACTCAATGGAAGTTAACGACTGGACCGGAACCATTGCTGGTACCGCAAAATACGATGGCTTACACACCTTACTTGAATCACTTTCATTGACGCAAGCCAATGCTACAGCCTATACTCCTTCAGGAGCCGTGATTTCATCACAACCTACATCATCTACAATCAACCAGGTTGTTTATGGTTTATATCGTTGTGCACTTGCAAACAATCCTGCAATGCTTGAAGGTAACCCTGTAATAGTGTTGCCAACAGAATGGTTTGGATTGCTTGAAGAATATTACCTGGATAAAAATTATTTCTCTTGGTCAAATGCAAACGATCCATCAAACGATGGTAGTACTCTTCCGTTACTTGGTCACTCAAATGTGAAGATCATGCATACACGTGGTTTATCAGGAGAGCAAACCGCATACCTGATTGACTTTAAGAAAAATGTTTTTGTTGGATTCGATTCAGAAGGTGAGGAATATGTACCAGAGTTATGGTATTCGAAAGATGATCGTATTCACCGGTTCCACGCAGCAATGCGTAGAGGATTCCAGGTAGCCTATACATCTGAGATATTCCGATTCAATATCCCTGTAAGCTAATCATAAGGAGAATTAAATCATGAGTTGCGGAACATCATTATCTACAGGTATTGAGGAAGTAGATTGCATGGACGGTGTAGGTGGACTTTTAGAAGTAGGCCTTACTGAAAAGCGTAACATTACTTCGATCACCAGAACTGGACAACAAGTCACAGCGATTGATATGGCCAGCGGAAAACAATTCTTTGTTTTTGCCATTGACCAGGAGAAAGCATTTATGACTTCGGTCATGACTAAAAATGTTCCTAACGGCACTACTCCATGGGTTCATACCCTGCAGAGTACATGGCGTAAAATGAGCGTCACAAAATCTAACCTCATTAAAATACTTGCTGCTCAACCTGGATTATGTGCGCTTGTTAAAGATAACAATGGCAACTATTTCCTAATGGGTTATAACATTGGAGGCCATATCACAACAGTAACCGGTCAAACAGGAACCGCTGTAGGTGATGCAAATGGGTACGATTGGACATTCGTAGCAAATGATAAAGAAGATGTTTTATATGTAGACTCAAGCATCATAGCCGATCTATACGAACCAGCTTCATAAGAAGGACTTAAACCTAAATAACAACAATAAAGCCGTACCTAAAATGCGGCTTTTCTTTTATGGTAACGATTATAAAGGGAACCGAAAATGCCGTTGACCTTACCTTAAACGATAAGGTAACCATATCCGCGCCAGTATATTTTCTGTTTCGCCTCATTAGGGATGTTGCGTTTTCGGCACCTTCACAAACATTTCTTTGTACTGATGAGACTGATAGGCAAATTGAACGTTACAATCGGTTTCTTATAACCGAGGGGGACATTGAAGATTTGAATAATGGAATTATAGCCCTGGCTTCTGGCCAATATACTTTAGAGGTTTACGCACAGCATAGTTCAACAAACTTGGATTATACTCTGGCAGATGAAAAAATATTTAGCGATTTATGCCAGGTGATTCCATCGGCAACTGTTATCAATGAAACGTACACGCCAAATATAAGCGTTACGGTATACTCACCTAACAGGGCATAATGGCAGAAATTACCGATAAACCTAATCAAGAATACCGAATTTTATCGGTTGATCTATCCGCTCCCGAACCGCCAAAATTCGTGGAACCCAGAAGCGGTGAGGGATTAATCCTATATGGTGAGGATAATATGTATCCTGATTATCTAATCTCTTTATACGAAAGTTCTCCAAAGCATAATAGTTTAATAAATCACAAGGTGCGTTATGCTACCAGCGCTGGATTTGCAGTAAAGAAATTAGGAAAATCAATGGAGCATATTGCCGGGTTCAATGCGATCATAAATGAAAAAAACGATAAAGGTGATAACCTGAACCGAATAGGCGCAAAATGCGATTTAGATTTTGAAATATTTGATGGTTTTTGTGCCCAAATGATATGGACTAAAAACGGAAAAAAGGCTGTACCATATCATATGCCATTTAATCTGGTTAGGGCTTTTATTGTAAAAGAAGGATCTAGTGAGAACGCAAAAACAAGAATGAAGTATTGTTACCTGCCAAATTGGAAAAACGTAAAGACGCTTGATGTTGCAAAGGGAAAGCCAGGGTATAAAGAGTTTGATCCATTTGGCACAAATAAAACAGGTAATGAACTTTTGTATTATAAATCATTTAGGCCAACAAAATCTGGTGAGTCTGATGCTTATCCTATACCCTATTATATTGGCGCAATACCATATATCGAATGTGATATTGAGGTAGCTGCTTATTGCGTTAATGGAATACATAATGATTTCGGTGGTAACAAAATGATCACCTTTACAAATGGTGCACCCCAGAACGAAGAACAAAAGAATTTAATTGAAAATAAATTTAAGCGCAAATATGCAGGCGGTAAGAACGCCCGAAGGGTTATACTGAACTTTGTAGATAGCGCAGATCAAAAACCGATTATTGATACTATGGGAACTGAAGAAATAGGACAACAGTTTGAGGTGTTAAATAAACAAATCAGAGAGGAACTATTCACCGCCCACAATGTAACCAACGCAGCAATATTTGGCATACCTACAGAAGGTGCCTTAAGCGGACGTAATGAATTGCTTGAAGGTTATGAATTATTCAATGCTATATGGACCGTACCACGCCAAAATATACTTGAATGTGAATTTGAGTACATGTTTACTGCACAGGGACTCGTTCCAGATTTATACTTACAGCCTGTTAAGCCCTTAGGATTTCAGTTCAGTGAGAATGTAATAGTTCAGGCACTGGATGCCGAAGACTTAAAGAATGAAGTATATAAGCAGCTTGGTATGACACGTAAAAAAGACCAGGTTAAAACAATTCTGTCAAGCGAAGTAAATGAAGAGGAATTAAATCTAAAGTACCTCGAAGATAATTCAGCGAATGAGGATGAAAATATTATTGATTCATTTAAGGTAGAGCTTACAGATAAAGGCTTTCCGAAATATACCGATTCCGGGTATAAAGCACTTTACCTGGCAAAAATATTTGATATTTCTCTTACCGATTTGGAAGCCGAAATAATCAGCGCTTATGCGTCAAATCCAAAATTAAGCGTAGACGATTTAGCAACAGCTTTAGATGCAACAACAGACGAAATAACAACTGCGGTAGACAAGTTAAAAACCCTCAAAATACTTAGTGGTGAACCAGGCCAAAATGTTTCTGTAACAAAGAAGGGCGAAGATATTGCCAAAGAAAATGGTAAACCATTAAACATTGAAGTAGAATATACCTATACAGATGAAGGGGCACCACCATTATCGCCTAAAGGATCATCACGTCCATTCTGCCAACGTCTTATGGCGTTGGCTCGTTCCGGTAAAACCTGGACACGTAAGCAGATTGAGGCTATGAAAAACAGCGAGGGTAAGAGCGCATGGATTTATCGCGGTGGATTTTATACCCATCCAGACGGAGGAGAAACTACTCCGTTTTGCAGGCATCATTGGAAAGCAGTAATTAAAAAAAGAAAGGGGTAATCATGGCATATGCAAAAGTACAATGGTGTGATGACGCTTTTATAAAAGATACTTCCGTAGTGGATGTAAACGCGGACGCTAAAATAATAGGGTTGGCCATAGTAGAAGCCCAGGAATTATATTTAAAAAAGGCCCTTGGCACTGCTTTATATGAAGCCATAAATACGAAAATTACAAACAGCACTTTAACTGGCGTTTACTTAACATTGATGGAAAAGTATATATTGGATACACTTAAGAACTATACGCTTTATTTGCTTGCTCCTGCAATGGTTTTCAAATGGCGAAATACATCCATAGGATCACAGTCTGCTGAAAATTTTGTACCAATGGGAATGAGTGATGTTGTTAAGTATCAGTCACAATTTTTGACAAAAGCAGAAAGCTACAAACAAGAATTGAATGATTATTTGATTGCAAATTATAATGACTATCCTGAGCTTGCCCAAAACAATACCTATGATAAAAAGAATGCGGACGGAATCGGTTTTACTGTTCCAATGCATTTAGGTAGTGATTATATACAGGATCGTCTTAATGATAAATTTTTCGCATGAAAAAACCAAAACAAAGTGTAATAAAAAAAATTTGGAACACCGTAAATAAGGATGTTAACGTTAACTCAACATATAGAGCTATTCAGAAACTTTGCAACAGCGCACAGTCAAATTAAATCATTTGCTTTTGGTGAGCCTTCAATGCTTACTGAAACAGATCATTCAGAGGTAACAAGCAGGTTAAAATATCCAATATTATTTATGGATATAACTGAAGTATCTGTATCCAATAATGATTTACGTAGAAGCTACGCTATTTATATCGTTGATCGATTAGATAAGGGCAGTACAAATCACGAACAGGTGTTAAGTAATATGCAGCTTATTTCATTTGATGTTATGGCTTATTTAAAAAATACTCCACCAAACTGGACAAGTGTTTTTGAAAGAAGCGTTAACATGACTGATTTAACCAGGGCTTTCGGTGATTTTTTAGCTGGTTGGCTTGTGCCTATTACGCTTAAAGACCCTTTCCTTTATAACACATGTTCCATACCATATAATGAGGTTCCACCGGCATTGAATACAACATGCCCGCAGGTTACCATTTATGAAAATGATGGAATTACAGTTCATGAATTAGTAAATGCTGGCGGCTATTTTATTATCCCTACTTCTGGCGGTGGTTGTTCAAGCATTGATATAAAAAATTCAAATGATGGCTATAATCAAAATATACTTTGTGACCAAAGCCCTTTTGTATTGCCCGATACAACATATACCATAAATGTAAACGGAGTTTTTAACCAATCAGTTAGTTTGCCTACTCTTGGTGACGCTGTTTTAAATATTAATGCGTAATGCCAGAAACAGTAACAATAAATTTAGGAAATGTACAACCGTTAAATGCGAATCTAACGGCATTGGCAGCACTTGCTACAGCATCAAATAAAATGATTCTGGTAACTGGTTTATCAACATTTTCTTTGATTGATGCTACGGCAACGGGTCAGTCAATATTAGCGGCTACAAATGTTGCCGCTATAAAAACATTATTAAGCTATTCAACAACTGATGTAACTGAAGGAACAAGATTATACTTTACAACGACAAGGGTTTTATCAACGCTTTTGGCTGGGCTTTCTATTTCAGGTGGCTCAATAGCATCGAGCGACACGATATTAGAAGCATTAGGTAAATTACAAAATCAAATAAATGGTGTATTAGGTGGTGCGATTTATCAGAGCGTTTGGAATGCTACAACGAATTCACCAACACTAACGTCAAGTAGTGGAACAAAAGGTTATTATTATATTGTTAATGTTGCCGGTTCAACAAACCTTAACGGAATTACTGACTGGAAAGTTGGGGATTGGGCTATATTTAATGGTTCAACATGGGACAAAGTAGATAATACCGATGCAGTAAGTTCAGTTGATGGTATGATCGGGGCGGTAGATTTAAGCGCAACATACCAAGAAAAAGACGCAACGTTAACAGCTTTAGCAGGATTAACAATTGCGGCCAATTCTTTAACTATCGGAACAGGTTCAGATGCTTTTAGTCAGGTTTCTTTTGCAGCTAATACATTCCCGGCAAGATCAAGCACAGGTAATATAGTCGCTAAGACTATAACTGATTTTGCGTTATCATTATTGGATGATACGGACGCGGCAACCATGCGCGCAACACTTGGTTCAGGAACTGGTAACGGAGACGCGTTAACATCTAATCCTTTAAGTCAGTTTGCCTCAACAACATCCTTACAATTACTTGGTGTTATTAGTGATGAAACAGGATCTGGTTCTTTAGTATTTTCAATATCACCAACGCTTACAACTCCTATACTTGGTGTCGCACGTGCTACAAGTATAGGAATAGGCGCAGCACAAGACGCAGAATTAACCGTTTCAAAACAAGCTACAATTGTTGCGCCACCAAGCAATACGCTAGTTCACTTAATTGGACTTGACGCTAATTCATTAAGAATAGCATTGGACACTCATAACAATGCAAACGCTGGTGGAACAGCATTTTTAGGAAGACGCAGCAGGGGCACAGCGGCTATTCCAACAAAGACCCTACTTGGAGATACAATAATAAGTTTTAATGGTGTTGGATATGGCGCTACTGGCTTTGGTGCTGCCTCAACTGGACTCATAACAATAAAAGCAAATCAGGATTTTACTGATTCCGCTATGGGTACTTATATTACTTTTTTTACAACGCCAGATGGAAGTGTAACAGCAGCAGAGGCTTTACGAATTAATGGAGATGGATCTTTAACAGTTGGAACATGGAAGGGCGTACCAGTTACCGAATTATATGGCGGTACAGGCCAATCATCTTATACTTTAGGAAACATTTTATATGCATCAGCAACAAATACACTTTCTAAACTTGCTGGAAATACTTCAACGTGGCGTAAAAAATTAGTACAAACAGGTAACGGAACTATTTCAGCAGCACCAACATGGGTAAACGATACGCTTGAAATATTCATGAGTTCCGGTAACCAGACTACAACATCAAACTCAGCGCAAGCAATTACAGAATTAATAACGCCTACGCTTGAAGCAAATGCACGTTATACTTTTATGGGAACCGTTTTTGTTGGTTGTGACAATACAGGTGGTGTAAAAATTGCGCTTGATATTCCAGCGTCAGCGACATTTGTAATGAGCATAAACACACGAACTGCCGGAACTGGTAACCCATTGGTGCAGTCTATTGTTACGGATGCCGCATTAAATCCTACCGCTTTTTGTACGCAAAACACGACATTTGTAGCAGTATTAATATCTGGTGAAATATCTGTTGGCGCAACGCCCGGAACTTCTCAATTGATGTTTGCATCAGGAACATCAACTCAGACATCAACAATATATCAGTTAGGTACATTCATACGATTAAATAAAATATCATGATAAAGATTAAAAGCATAGAAGGAAAAAATGGATCTAAAAAACCAGAATATTTGCCGAAAGAAAAAACTTTCGGACAACATTCGGACGATGATTTTTTTTACTTTTTTGAAACACAGGCAGAATATGATGAGCATAATAAGTTAGTTCAAAAAAATACTATTAGCGAAGAAAAAGAAATAATAGATTACAATAATTAAAAACTAAAACTATGAAAAAATTAATTTTTATTTTCTTATTGACATTTATATCAATAAGATTGTCAGCACAAAACACAGCATACGAATTGCCTGATGTTATTAGATTCCATCATTATGATGGAACGCTTATTGATTTCAAACAGATGATAATTGATCTTGAAATAGATAGCAACTATTGTACATATGGAACTCCTTTTTGTGTTATTTATGATGTTAATGTAGGTGCGGATCAATGGATGGTAAAAGACGAAGCTCAACAAATATTAGCATATGATTCAATTGGATTCTTTAATGAATTTACTTTAAATCAGGACGGAATGGAACCCATTTGGACTTCTGAAAGATCAAATTATCAACTTGCTTTAGGATTCACGCCATACAATTCAACAAATCCAGCAGGATATATAAGTAGCGTACCTGCACAATCGTTTAGTTCACTTACTGGAAAACCAACAACGTTGTCGGGCTATGGGATAACAGACGCTTATCCTTTATCGGGTAATCCAGGTGGTTTTTTAACCTCATTTACAGAGGTGGATGGAAGCGTAACAAATGAAATTGAATTACCAGCCCAAACCGGAAATAACGGAAAATATTTAACTACAAATGGAAGTGCTGTTAGCTGGGGATCATTAAAAAGGCAAGAAACATATTCAGGAACAACCTCAGGGTCTGGAACATTTGTAGTTACTTTTAGTTCTTCATATTCAGTATCCCCAAACATTCAAGCTAATATTATTGGCGGAACTGATAGCCAAATAATAAAGATAACATCAGTCAGCACAAGCGGTTTTACTGTTAATGTTAGAAACAGAACAGATGTAGTTGGATTATTACCTAGCTGGTCAAATGTTAATGGTGCTAATGTTGATGTATTGATAACCGAAAAGTAAAATATTTTATGACAAAAGACGAAGCAATCAACATAGCTCTATTGTCCGTTATGGGCGGCAATGGTGCATACCATAAATTTAAGGCCGGAAGCGATTTTTTTAAAGACCTGGCTCCTTACCTCACATTTATTTCATTCGTGATTTTTGTCATAATTAACCGAAGACATATAAAAGATTTCTTTATTCGTGCGCGCAAACAAAAAGGACACAAATCATAAACAGATTGTTGCACATGCGCAGTCGTTGGGGTTCGGTACTATTGATGTGAGTATGATGAAAAACTTTTGTGATGAGATATGGATAGGCCGTAATGGATCAGTGTTTTTTATCGAAATAAAGGACGGATCAAAGTCTCCATCAAAACGGATGCTAACAGATGGTGAAATAGGATTCAAAAACAAATTAAAGTCAATTGGTGGCTCATGGCACCTTATTGAAACAGAAAAAGACGTAAACGAATTATGGATACAAACGCAAAAAGAAAAGAACTACTCTCATTAGCCGGAACCCAGGTAGGCACTACAGAATTTCCTGCAGGTAGCAATAACGTTAAATATAATACCTGGTTCTATGGGCGTGAGGTGCATGATGGTGATAAACCAGGAGCGCACTATCCATGGTGCTGTACATTCATTTGTTGGTTATTTTCACAGGTGGCCAAGCCAATGCCTAAAGCAGACTACCTGCGTGGATGGTCCAGTGTGCCGAACCTTTATAACTATGCCGTAAAGCATGGAATGATTACAACGGACCCGAAGCCCGGGGACCTGGTAATTTATGCATGGGGTGGTGAGATACGGCATATAGGAATGTTTGTTGAGCATGTTAATGAGCATACGATACATACAATTGAGGGCAACACTGCCTTTGATAATAAAGGCGACCAAGCCAATGGCGGATGCTGTGCTTCAAAGAAGCAGAACATTAAACTGGTAAAAGCATACATAAACATTGACCAATTTATAAAGTAGATATGGGATTATTAAAAAAGAAAGCAGACCGTAAGAAGTTTAAGGATACCACGGTAGGTAAATTCCTTAAGGAAAAAGCACCGCATATACTTGACGCGATAGGAGACCGTTTCCCGGCTGTTGGCCTGGTAAGGGATCTTATTTCAAAGGATGATAAAATGAGCGCTGAGGATAAAGAAACAGCTATGAAAATGGCCGAATTTGAGTTAAAGGAGATGGAAGAGGTAACACAAAGGTGGCAGTCGGATATGAATAGTGATAGCTGGCTGAGCAAGAATGTGAGGCCATTGGTATTGCTTTATTTACTTTTCCTGTTAACGCTTGTTGTTGTGTTGTCGTTCTGGAAAATTGAGATACCAAAGGAATACACGGCCTTGTTAAGCACATTAATGGTGACTACATTCCTGGCTTATTTTGGTGGTCGGACCATGGAAAAGTATAACAAGAATTAATTGGTTGATTTTAATTCGTAACTTGCTGGCGTATAAGCTTAAAACAATACGTCCAGAATACACCTGATAATTACAAAATAACACGTAAACAATTGATTGTATTAACGATATGTTTATTTCGCGCAAATTATAATAAAAGCCGTATAACGGGGCTTAATCTTACTTAAACTGACTTAAAGTTGTTAAATCTGTAAAAAATAACTTGTTTAAGTTCGTTTAGTTTCGCTTAATTTATACACCCGTAATACACCTGTATGGCTACTTTTAACGTTGAAATATCCACCAAACCAGTAAGCTCCGGTGAGCACACGGGCTTTTGGCAAATCTTTATACGAATTTCCCAAACCCTTAATGGCAAGCAGGTGCACCAAAGAACCGGCACCGGCATTTATATTGATGCTAAGGACTGGAATAAGGGGGCTAAGTTCGGTAAGTGGGTAAAGGCAAACCCGGCCGTAAACCGTAAAATTGAAAATAGCCTGCTTTCGGTAAAGGCCGCAAATGGTGAGCAGGTTGACGGGCCGGTACTGTTTTTTGTGTTTGGCGAAAACCTTATGAAAGACCTTGAGGCCAGGTTAAAAATAGGAACCTGGCAAAGGAACTGTTCGGTACTTAAGCATTTTAAGGCCTTTGCGGGTGCCGCCCTGCAGTTCAAACACATTAATGATATTCTGATAAACCGCTATGTTGACCATTGCCGAAAAGAGGGTAACAATGACGGTACCATAATGAATAAGTTTTCTGTATTACGCAGGGTTTTAATGTCGGCCGGCCACAGTGAAAAGGCGTTTTTATTGGATAAAGTTAAATTCCGGTATAAGCCAAAAAAGAAAGTAGCGTTAACCAGGGATGAAATTTCAGTCTTTGAGACCTTTAAGCTGAGTAAAGATTACCGGGAAATAGCCGACTTTTTGCTATTCTGCATTTATAACTGGGGTATGCGTGCTGGTGATGCCATTAAAATGAAGTTCGGTGATTTCAAAAATGGTGAGCTTTCATACAATGCCCGCAAAACAGACCATGCGTTCACTATTGATATGGTGCCAAAGGCAATTGATATTTTTAAAAAGTATTCGGCTGGCAAGAAGCCCACGGAACCGCTGTTTAGTTTTATTAACCGCAAACACGGGGCAACGGAGCATGATAAAATAAGGGATGCTACCAGTAAAATTGACCGTAAGCTAAAGGTGATATGTAAAAGGCTTGGTATTGACAAGCACATCACCACGCATTGCGCCCGGCACACATGGGCACGTACGGCCGACAAAGCAAGTATTGATAGGCGAATAATTCAAAAGGCACTGGGGCATACATCCCTTGGAACAACGGAAACTTATTTGGAGTCATTGGGATTTGACTCAGTGGATGAGGCTAACGTGGGGTTGTTTGGGTAAATGCCGGTTACCCCTTACAGCTATTTATTAATGCTTCTATTGATTTGAGGTTGTAAAGCGTGTTGCGTGGGGTAAGTTTTGAGCGCAAAACAAGGCCGTCATCACAAAGTTTATCCAGGTAAGCCTGTGTGCATAGCTTGTCATCCTCTTTTGTGCCAGAGAGCATTTCTCTGGCAGTGCGCGAATCTACCCACTCAATGCTTGCGCATGCCGGCATAAGGTTGGTAATTGCCCTGGCAAGTGCTTTGAGGGTCTCTGGTTTACTTTCGTCTATTATAAATACGTTGTTCATCCCCTTGCGTGTTTTTGTATTAGTTCCTTAGTTTTTGATTTTGCGTATACAAATTCAATATCCGGCATTTCATCAGGTAAATCACAACCTTTATATGCGTTTTCCCATGCTATTAAGCACTCAACAAGTTCAGCGCTGTGTGTTTTTAAAGCAGTTATCGTAAAATCCTTAAGAGCTAAGTCAGCCTTTAACTGCTCAATTTCATTTTTATTTTGAATAATATGGAATACTGCTATTTCTTTAAGTCGTTCAAAAGTTATTTTCCCGTCAACGTAGTGCTCAAAATGAACTTTCATTGCATCAATATGAAAAGATACACCGTGTGCCAATTCGTTGCTGTACCAAAAAATTGGTTGCAAATCATAATCCAGACTAATTTCTGTTATTCCGTTGATCCATATTCTGTTTATTATGTCGTACCAAGCAAAGTTTTGAAGTCCGTTTTGTGCCTGAATAATATATACTGTGTTATCATTCGGTAAATCATCTGGCTCACCCGGGCGTTTAATCACCCTCTTGTAAAGTATATTGTTGCTCATGGGTTAATTGTTTTGATTCTATATAAAATAAATTTCTTGTTTTTTAACTCAACCACACAATACATGCCATTTGAGTCATGAGATAATTGGCAAAGCTCTTTTACTTCACTAATCTTTAAAGCATGTAATTTCAATTCTATTCTTAATTGTGTTTTGTCCCTTGGTAAATTGTAAACCCTAAAGCAATAGTCATAGCAGTCGCCCCAATGACCCATTGAAATAAACTTTACTTTATTATTACTGCTCATTGGTTGGTTGTGTTAATTATTTTAAATATTATCCATGAAAAGTTAATACCAAAAATAGACCAAACAATAGTCAATTGCCTAGCGTAATTTTCATATTCAAACGCATTTATAAAATCTTCTTTGAAATACGGTGAAACAATTAGTATTGCTATTATAAAAATCAATGTCAAATAGGGTATATATTCATTTTTAAACTTGAACCCTACCGTTTCACCTGTTCGTTTTAGGATGGTATCCAGTAAATGTATGATCAAACAAAAGGCTAATATTCCAATTATATCTACAATAAAAAATGCTGATGTCATAAATTAATATTTTGAAGTGGTGAATTAATTTTACTAATTAAATTATGTGAAATGTGGGTATAGATCAAGGTCGTTTTAATATTGTTGTGCCCGGCTAGCTTTTGGATGAGATTTATGTCCGTTCCCATTTCAACCTGATGCGTAAATGTGCAGTGACGGATTAAATGCGTATGAACCTTTTTTGTAATACCTGCTTTTTTGGCGAGTTGCTTTATTACTTCACTAACTGATCTATCCGAATACTGCAATTCTGTTTGTCCGTTTAAAACGTATTCCTTTGGCCTATATTTATTGTAATATTTTTCAAGCAACGGAATAAGCGAATCGGTTAACATTACCTGTCTGTCCTTTGCGCCTTTCGCTTGAATTATATTAATTATTTTCCTGGAACGATCAATATGAGACCATTTAAGATTTATTAATTCAGATACACGCAAACCACATGAATAAAGAATGGCTAAAATTACTTTGTGTTTTAAATTTTCACAAGCATTAAACATTGATTGAATTTCATCAACAGATAAAACAACTGGTAATTTACTCGACTTTCTAGCATAAGGAATATATTTGAATTTGTCCTTTTGATTTAAGCAGATTTCATAAAACTTTTTTATTGCCGAATGATACCCTCGTTGCGTGTTAGGTTCATTGAACTGACCTAAAAAAGCCTTAATGTCACTCTCATTAATATTTTTCGGGTGATCCTTTGTTGACCAACTAAAAAACTTTTTAATGCAGCTTGAATAATTTTCAACCGTTTGCGGGCTGAAATTCCTACGTTTCATTTCCTGCACGAAGTTGCTGCTATGTTCAGAAATATTCATAATAATTTGCTTTAAATGAGTTATTTAAACATAATGTAATACATATTGTATGTTAGGTACAATATTTTTTATCCATCGCACTCCTAAAACTTTGCAAGTTTTTAAAAGGTGTGTTAATCGATACATTCGCAAACAGGTTGATGCCAATCTTCCTCATCCCAATCTATTTTTAATTGTGATCTATCTGCGTTTATTACATCAGTCCAACTTTTATTCCTTCCAAGTCCTTTAATTTCTGCAAGTTTTGTAGCGTTTTTTTCCATTGCTATTGCTCTATCTTTTAAATCATCAGGCAATCTTAATATTTCGTTTTTTCTCATATTAGGGCAAAAAAAACAGCTACTCTTTCCGGGTTGTTTCAATCCTGCATTTTGTATTACTTCAATACATTTCTCTCTATCCCATCCCCAATAAATTAAAGGGTAGTAATTTTCAAAGTTTTCGTTTGGGTTTGCTTTTATTCTTCTTTCTTCTCCTGCATCAAAACCAACCCATATTCTTAATTTTTCCGTTGGGTATTTAGTTTTTAAATATTTTTCTACTGGCTGTATCTTAAACTTTTGAGAGCAAGTTTTCCAACCAAAAGCAACAGGTGGAATAGTGTTGTTGTTTAAGCAATCCTGCTCTAACGTTAATTCATCTCCGTTCTTTGTTTTATATCTCAAAGTTTGAATTAATGGAAAATTTTTACTTTGTAGCCATTTATTCATCTCTACAATGTGTTCGTATGTGTAAGGGTTTTCGCCTCCTGTATCTGAAAAAAGTATTTCATCAGGGATTAATTGGTATTTTACCATATTAATTAACATTGCTGTTCCATTTGTACCACCACCAAAAGTTACGATCTCTTTCATTTGTTATATTTATTAGTTGTTATTTTCCACCGCACGCCATCCAAAAAATACTGATACCTAACAGCACCTAAAATACAGGCTATCTAACCGCTTACTATTCGTTAGTGCTATAACGCCCGACATTTTAGCTGCAAACCGTTATATGAAATTGCTACTGTATCGCTTCGTATTATCATTTGTGCTGTAAGTCGGTTTTTAATAAATTATTTTTTCTCCCACCCTTTTAAAACAAAATCAATACACTTAAATATTTCATACACTACCTGTGGCTGTATCGCATTGCCAAGTCCCTTCAATCTGTTTGTGTCCATCCTTTCGGATAGCCCATCAATGCTTCTGCGAATTGCGGGTTCAATTTGCCACTCGCCATTATTTTCCTGCCTGCTTCTCCAAACATTCGATATAATTTCTTCTTGTTTCCGCTCCCGCCTCCCATTGCTGTAACTCCGCCCGTTGTAGTAACGCTCATTGTAGGCAACAATCCAAACTCTATCTCTTCTGTGTGCTGCACCAATGGCACAAGCTGGAATAATAAATGTTTCGATTTCGTAACCTTCGCTTTCCAAGTCAGCGAACACATCTTCGAGAGCCATTCCGATGATGCCAGCAACATTTTCGCCAACAACAAAGGGCGGTTTTGTTTCGCATATAACTCTAAACATTTCTTTCCAGAGGTAACGGTCATCATCTTTGCCTTTCCTGCTTCCAGCCAAACTAAACGGTTGGCATGGAAATCCTCCTGTGAGAATGTCAATTTTGTTTGTGTATTCGCTTCCGTTAAATTCTTTAATGTCGCCATATCGCTTTACTGTTGGAAAATTCTTTGTCAATACTTTTTTGCACCATCCATCTTTTTCTACCTGAAATACATTCTCCCATCCCATCCATTCTGCTGCCAAGTCAAATCCACCGATACCAGTGAACAGCGAAGAATGTTTGATTTTTTCAAAATCATTTGCCACCGCTCAAAAAAATAATTTATTAAAAACCTTAGTGCAGTGCTTCGTATTGAGGTCTGTGCTGAATAGACCGCAACGAGAAGATAACATACGATTAAAAGAGATTGCCTCTCGTAATCCGAACATTTGTGCATCTAATAAACAGTTTTGGTTAATCATAATTTTGTGCCTTGTATTGAGGAGGCAACCTCTTTAATCGTCATTCGTTATCCCGCTTTATTTTTCTGTTTTTCGTACTCCGTGTATAGTTGGTCTAAGTCATAATGATTCCTGTGTTCTGGATAATAATATTTTCCATTCGCGAGGCTGTAAATACCTTCGTCCTTTTCAATTTTATTTTTACTAACCCACTCAGCGAAAGCCTTGGTCTCTATTTATGCATAAAGCTTCATTGCATCGGTTGCCTCTTTTATTTGCTCTGCTGTCTTCATGTTAGTTTGGTTTTTATTGGTAATTCTATTTTTTGCCATTCACTTTCCATAATAATATAACCACACCCTGTACACGTATGAACGTATGATGCCAAAGGAAACGTGTTATATACAGTAGCCTCTTGTGCTTTGCTACATTCTGTACATTGAATTATTTCTGTGTGACTATGTACTTTATCATATGGGTGTGATTTTTCAAAATCAACTGTTCCATCATTTTTTTTATGAGGCCTTGGTGAGGCACTTTCGTTTGGTTCTGTCATAATCTTACTTTTTGGTTTTATATTTTTCTGGTAACGGTTTCAGTGGGCTACAACCCGCATCAAGCATTAGCTTAAGCGCAAGAAGCCCCTTTTGGTTTATGTTAACCTGGCTCTTTTCAACCTGCTCATAATACTTCTTTGTATCAATATACGGCTTGAACATTGGCTCAGGGAACAGTTTAGGCTGCTCGATTATTTCTTTAATTGTTCTAGCTGACATAGTAACTTATTTATTTCTGTTTTTTTTTCTTCAAGGCTCAACGCGTTAAATCTTTCTCTTTCTTCATCAAAATGTTTTTTATATTCCGTCATATGTTCCCTAAAAAACCATTTAAAATGATCGCAATCAATTACCGCTTGTTGCCGTTTTATTTTTTGTTCAATATACATTTCCGAACTTAGCTTGTGATGCGGTAAATTTCATTTTGCACCATCCTAGTTTACCATTGCGATGCTTAGACACAATCAACCAGCCAATGCCTTCGGTAGAGTGTCCTGTTTCATCCTCCATTATTCCATAATATTCTGGACGATACAAGAACCCAACTATATCAGCATCCTGTTCAATAGCTCCAGACTCTCGTAGGTCGCTTAACATTGGCACCTTATCGCCTCCACGTGTTTCAACAGCCCTGCTCAACTGAGACAACGCAATAATTGGTATATTTAACTCTTTCGCTATTTGTTTTATACCACGGCTTATTTCGCTTATTTCAGCCTCTCTGTTTTGTTTACCTTCACCACCTGACATTAGCTGTAAATAATCAATAATTATTATTTCAACGCCAAGCTGATTAACCATTATCCTGGCCTTTTGCCTGAATTGCGATAATTTCAATCCCGCTGTATCATCAAAGAAAATGTTTGCGCCTATTATTTTTTTCATGTGCGCTCGTGCTGATTCAAGCTGATAAACATTAAGCCCGTTAAATATTTCATCACTTGGTATTTCAGACTCACCGCTTACTATTCTGACAAATAACTGAGCACTTGATACCTCAAGGGTAAATACACCAACTTTATGTTTTAAATCTACTGCCATATTCCTGGCAATACTCACAACAAAAGCAGTCTTACCCATTCCCGGCCTGGCAGCAATTACCAGTAAATCTGGTTTTTTAATTCCGTTGAATATCCCATCAATTGTTTTTAAACCAGTTAGTATTCCGCTCACTCCGTTATTAGCCATTATGGCTTCCTGGTCCTTCACGAAATCAGCTTCTAACTCAGCAAGTGTTTTTATGTTGTTTCCAGACATGCCAGCCGTAATGCCGTTTATATTGCGTTCTGCTGCGTCCAACGCATCAAATATGTCTTTACCCTCCTCAACCATTTGAATAGTTTCTGAGCAAACCCTGATAGCTTCACGCTTAAGAAATAACTCATGCAGAAATAACAGGTCTTTGTTTAAACCAATCGGAGGTTCACATCTGAAATCAATTTTTTCAATTACTGAAGTTGAAAAAGGAGTTATTGTATTCGTTAGCCATGTTTTAACGGTTTCGGAATTTATTGGGTGTTTTGATAAATGCAATGATTTTACGGCCTGCGCATATGGCTTATATTCCTGAAAATGATTAGGATTAAAACCATTCTCAAGCTCATACAAACACGATGGCTCATAAAAAACTTTTGCCAAAGCAGTTAATTCTATTTCGGGGGCCGATAAGATCATGCTTGAATAATATTTGCGTTTGCAGGAACTTTAAAAGCCGTTGGTTTTTCCTCTGGTTTATAATTTCTAACAAAGTCTTTTTCTCTTGCGGCCCAAGTCTCAAGTCTTCTACCGGTATCCCATGTTTTTTGAAGTTCTTGTTTAAACTTTGAACCAGATTTATTTGGCTCAGTCCAATAGTTAAAAAAATCATTAATCAACTTTGGAGGATATTTTTCATAAAAAGGTTTGAGGGTGTCAGCAAACAAAAGTTTGCGCCTCTCTATATTTATTACATTAACATTTACATTAACAGCTACGTTTGCTTGGTTTTGCTTGGTTTTGCTTGGTTTTGCTAGCAATTGCTTGGTTTGATTGTAAGCCTTTGATTTACCTCCATTTCTACCAGCTTCAACACGCGCTATTTTAATCTTTTCATACCTGTTTAAGTCCCTTTTTAACTGCTGTTTTATGGGCTCAAAAACAAGCGCAACCACATCATCTGATGCAACAGGATCGAGGTCGTTAACATATGCTAGCAAATGCTTGATTAGCTTGCCAGCCTTTTCATCGGACAATAAATTGACTGTATGAATTAGCTCGGTATATAAAACAAATGATTTCTTATCGGTAGCCATTTTACTATGAAGCTTGTTTTAAATTATGTGTGCTGGAGAATTCAATGAACTCCCTGGCTGATTTAGCCCTTTCAATTAGCAGTTGTATTTCTTTACTTATGTCCCTGCCCTTACCTAATATACCATCTGCTTTTAATTGATCACAGCATGCTCCTATATGGTTCATCAACCAGGTACATTTATCAACCTCGCGTTGGGCTGCTTCAATTATTATTTCAGGTATTTTATTCATTGCTTAAGCCTTTCTTAAAGTGCTTTATTATTTTCTCCATTTGAAATTGGTAGTATAGGTTAGGATCATCGTATCCCTCAGGGTCCTGCTTCCATAACAGGTACATGACGGCTTTTAATCGCTTTGATGGTGTTTTTTGAATGTCCACCATATCAATACCAGCCAGATCAATTTCCTTCATTAAATCAGTCTGTATAGCGTTAGGGCTTATATATACGTTAGCAATGTTATTGTTTACCGCAAATAACCTTGCAGCAAATTCAGGAGTTAATTCCTGCGTGCCGAGCGTTACAGAGAGTGTACGATCCTTACGGGTACGTACACCCTCTATAATTGCCTGCATTACTATGCCTTTTTCTTTTTGTGGCATTAGTCCCTTGACTTTGCGTACATCTTTGCAAAAGGATTATAAACCACCTGACATGTGATTAAGCAGTCCTCTTCAATTTGAAGGGTTGTATGGTTCTTTGTTTCCAAAGTTGCCGATCCCTTTACCATAAATGTCTCGTTAACATTGTCCAGGTTAATTACTTGTTTAGCGCCTTTAATGAAATGACCTTCGGTTGAAGATGGCGCTACATTTACTCTTTGTTTTGTTGTTTCCATTTTTTGATTATTGTTAAGTTGTTGTTTAAAATTCGTATTTGATTAATTTGAAATATGACTCACCATCAATACCTGATACATCCTCAATTTCATATTTAGACATTGATGACAATACATCATTACCTTTTTCTGTCAGTATTGTACTGTATCTTTCGCCTTGGCGAGAAATTGATTTTATATGTTTTTTTAACTTGGATGGTATCCGATATAAAGAAGCAATTGCGTCTTTTGCGTTCGTATGTGAACTGTCTACACCCAAGAAAAACATTCTATCTGTAGAAGGGCAATAACAGCGAACATAAGCTATATTGGTTTCGTTTATATTTCCTTTGAACAAAGTATAAACACCGATGTTCATTCCGTTTGTTGTTCCGGTTAAATACCTTTGATCCTTTTTATCAACGAATGAATCTGTTTCTTTTAGATATTCACGAAAGAAATCAACTAAATATTCATCACCATATTTTTCCTGCATTAAAGCAATACATGTTGATTTATATTCCTCGTTTGACTCATTAATAAAATCTTCCATTTTGAATGATTTATCCGAAATTGATTTAAAGTGTTTCTCAGGAATATTACGGCCATTTATATAAAATCCATTCCATTCTGTTATGTTGGTTGAATTACCCCATTCAACGGACGAACCGTTTATATTATGTAAGTCATTATTTTCGTTTCTGTGAATTTTTTTAGGGTATTTTGAAACGACACAAACAAGCTCAGAGAAAATTGCTGTGTAAATATTTCCATTAAGATATAATTCATTCCATGAATCAAGCGTAGCATTTATTTCAGCAGTAAGATTAAATTCATCTTTCATGAATTTCCACCAAGCAATTACGCCACCATAAAAACAATCTGTTATAAATAGACCATAACTATTCATTTTGCCAAGTGAGTCAAGCTGTGAGTAAAGCTGTGAGTAAAGCTGTGAGTAAAGCTGTGAGTAAAGCTGTGAGTCAAGCTGTGAGTAAAGCCGTGAGTCAAGCTGTGAGTCAAGCTGTGAGTCAAGCTGTGATCTAAGCTGTGAGTCAAGCTGTGAGTCAAGCTGTGATCTAAGCTGTGAGGAAAGCTGTGAGTAAAGCTGTGAGTCAAGCTGTGAGTAAAGCTGTGAGTAAAGCTGTGA